TTTAGATGTTGAATTAACACCTAAATCGGCACATGCTGGTAAAGTTGTGTGTAAAACATGCAACAAATGGGTAGCGTTTATACCTAAAGCAGTATTAGAAACAGTATAACAAATAACACATAAGGTTGACGGGCCAGCAATACAATACCGTTGCAGAATCCTTTCTGACGTGAGAAGGTATGCAAAGCATTTTGTTATTATGCAATTCTAAGCACTACCCTGTGATGCAGGATGCTCTAAAGGACTACTCCTTCCAGTAGATTTACCTTTGCTTAGTCTCAACAGTTGAATTGGAATGCCAATTGAAAGTGAGTGGGAAGTCAATTAGAAACCCACAAAATTACGCAGTGTCTTGTAGTATGGATTGCGTAATTTGCGTTACGACAGCATGTAAAAGGAGACAGCAAAACCTGCCTTTCTTATTTAAGTTATGTGATACTACCTATGGACTACTTCAAGTGTTTTGGTTGCGCCTATATAGGCGTTGACCTATGGCCATTTTCAAGCATAATAAAAATGTTGTCTGAATAGAAATAAATTAGCAACAAATGAAATGTGTGAAGTGAAACGAAACACATTGAATGTAGTTGCGTTAGGTCTTTAGACCTATTATATGCACTAAAATTAACAGGGCATATAAATATTAATATGGGACTAACAGACAAACAGAGAATAGATCTACTTGATCCACTACTAACACCCACACATCATCATTGGTTTATCAGAAAATGGATAGATGTGGATGATGCACCAACACATATTGTGGACATACTGCACAGATTAGCAACAATGGATAAATCAGAACGCAAAAAGTTCTATTTTGTTAATGATCAAGTGTATTATCTGGATATAGAACCAGAAAAGTTAGTGAAACATGCAACACAAGGCTGGATTACTGCTACTAGATACACAATTAGTAGAAAAAATTAAAGATCTGCATAAATATAGTCATATACGGAATACACCACCGAGCAATGGTGATTTACAGGAATGCATATGACTGATGAACAACAACCTCAAGACAAACACTATCGTGTTCAAAATGTTAAATACGGCGAGAAAACAGTTACTGGTAGAGTAATTGGTCGTAACAAAACAGTAATACCAGAAGAGCAAGTGGCTATGCTTAGCCAATATCACTGCACCAATAAAGAAATGGCAGACTTTTTTGACGTGCCATTACAAACCTTTGTGGATAACTTCCGTGATATTATCACAAAAAATAGAATCATTACGAAGCAGAGATTGCGTAAAGCACAATTAGACTTAGCTCTAAACAAACATGATAGAGTTATGCTGATATGGTTAGGCAAGCAAATGTTGGGTCAAGCAGAGAATCCAATATCAGAAGAAAGCAATCAAGTGTTACCATGGCTTGATGAAGAATCAGCAGATGAATAGATATATAGAAAACAGATATGAAGTTAACAGAACCCCAAAAGGATATACTGAACAACCCAGCACGATTTAAAGTTGTAGCAAGTGGTAGACGTTTTGGTAAAACATACGCCAGCATAGCCGCATTGGCAAAACACAGTCGATATCCCAATTCAAAATGCATGTATATTGCACCCAGTTATCGTATGGCCAAACAGATTGTGTGGGAAGATCTCAAGTTAATGCTGAAACAAAGACGTTGGGCAAAACGCATAAATGAAAGCGAATTAACCATCACATTGGTAAACAACAGTCAAATAATGTTGCGATCAGCAGACAATCCTGATTCAATACGTGGTGTTGGTTTAGACTTTGTGGTAATAGATGAAGCCGCAGACATTGACAACAGTGGTGAAGCATGGGGTGCAGTTATACGTCCCACGTTATCCGATCGTGAAGGACATGCTCTCATTATAGGATCACCCAAAGGACGTAATTGGTTTTATGACTTATATCAAAATGCCAAACACTATGAAGATTGGCACAGTTGGCAATACACCACAGCAGAAGGTGGCAATGTAAGTGAAGCAGAAATAAATCAAGCACGTCAAGACCTAGATGAAAGAACTTTTCAACAAGAATACCTAGCACAATTTGTTAATTACTCAGGCGTTATATATTATGCATTCGGTGAACACAATATTAAAAGTATGCCACAACCAGCAGACTTGCGAACACCACTACACATAGGCATGGACTTTAACATTGATCCAGGTTGTGCTGTTATTGGATATCAGCATAGCGGTGGCATACACATATTCGATGAACTGGAAATATATGGCACTGACACCGGTGAAATGAGCAGAGAAATACAACAGAGATATCCAAATAGAAAAATCATTGTGTATCCAGATGCCGCTGGCGCACAACGCAAAACAAGTGCAGGTGGAGTTACTGATCACATCATACTTAAGAACAGTGGCTTTGAATTAAAAGTGGGCAGTATCAATCCTTCAGTGAAAGATCGCATCGCCGCGGTAAATAGTGTGTGTAAGAGCAATGACGGTGTTGTGAAGTTGAGTGTAGAACCCACTTGCAAAAAAACAATTGAATGTTTACGCAAACAGGTTTATAAAGAAGGCACAAGACAACCAGAAAAGTCAGGCTACGATCATATGAATGACGCACTGGGTTATTTGATCAATCATTTATATCCATTACGTCAAAACGTTAAGCCTGCACCCCATGGTGGTATTAGGCGACAAACAGGAGGCCATTACAGATGAGATATACCAGACTTATAGTGAACATACTAGAACCCAAGCAACAATATCTGTTGGACTTTGTTGATGTTAGTCTAAAAGGTTGTCAAAAGCAACTGCAAGACTATTTGCGTAATTCACCTCCCGGCACAGACTACATGCATCTACAGTGTGTGTATACCAAAGACAGAAAAACAAAATATGCACCAATGATGCACCCTACCAGCAACGTGGTAGTGAATATAGGAGATATAAATGAGAATCGATAAACCAAAAGCAAAAACAAAAAACCTTAACACATTCAGTCTAATCAGTGCAATCCTACTGTGGGGCATGATTGTGGGACATATCAGTTGGTGGGCCATGTTTGCATTCATACCCAGTGTGATTGTGGCATTTGGCAGTGAGGTAGAGTATGACAAACAGTAAAATTCCAAAAGAAGGATCAAAGGCTTGGCAGAAGAATGAAAAAATTATCAATAATAATTCTGCACTAAAGCAAGCCAGAGATATCAGTCAAGGATTAGAAAAGCCAGCACACAGATACACTAGTTCAGGTGGCAAAGGCTCAGCACCACGCCCAGGAGCATACAGTCAACAGTACAAAGACAATTGGGAAAGAATATTTGGTGGTGATAGAAAGAATGTAAACCACAAAGAAACAGATGAAGATTAAATTACCAAACGCAGTAGAATTACAACAGATTGCAGATCAATATCCACATCCTGGTGTTAGTCTGTACAATGAATACATGGAGGCATGGAATCAGTTAGATGACACTGACCGTGCTTTACACAAGATAGCAGAAACACAAACATATTGTAATTACATTAGTGCAAAAACATATGGGCACCAAGTGTATAACATACAACAGAACAGATGAAAGATCCAGAATTAGAAATTATACCAGGCTCAGACAGCGATGTTGCTCGCAATTTAACCAGATTGACTGACATAAACCAAAACATTGCCAATGTACGCAAAGAATTTATTGGCAAACCCAAAGTGTGTCACAGCATTGCCACACAAATAATTTGGTTAAGACGCAAGCCCTCAGAATATGATCACAGAGAACAATTTTGGACACTGTTAAACAAATATCGTAGCACACTGTTAGAACATTTAGACATACGTTGGTTGTTAAGCATTTGTGATACCATTGTGGATATTGGAGATCATGTGCAAAGTGCAACAGCAATGAACATAGTACAGTGTATCAATCGTTGCAACTTAGATGCAACCCTTTTATTAAATTGCAGAGACGGTACATTAGACCGTGTTCAATTGGGCAAAGATAGAAAAATACCTACATGGGGAGGTATGGTAACAGCAGATGTACCAACAGGTGATATGATTTACAACATGCAAAAACGTTTGGACACTGTGGTACAACGTGATCCATTGCTGTGGGACATATGGTGTGAAATAAAAGATCGTAGCAGATATGAAAACAATGTGGTAATGAATTTTGTTTGTGCCCAAAGTAAACATGCACACCAAAGGAAATTTTTTTTATGATAGACATAGTATGCTTTAGTTGGGGATTGAAATTTCCTAACAGTTATGTAAACAATCTGTACAGAAGTGTACAACGCAATACCACTGTACCACATAGATTTATATGTTACACAGATAGACCAGAAGGCATTGAATGTGAAACAAGACCTTTTCTTGTTGATTTGCCAGTGTGGTGGTACATCATAGGATTGACAAATCCAGAACATGATCATGCAGAAAAAGTTGTTTACATGGATTTGGACACAATCATTACAGGCAACATCGATGATATCTTAAGTATGGACAAACCATTTGCAACCATAAGTGACTTTGGTTGGCCTGCAGGATTGCAAACAGCATGGATTATGTGGGATAGAGCAACCAGAGACAAAGTGTGGCAACATTTTACCAGCAAGTATCAACCCAAAGACTATTCCAATCTCGATTGTGACTACACACGTTGGGGTGGTACCAATCAGTTCCTTGAAGAATGCATGGGTGTTGTGAGAATAAACAAGAATCC